ACCATCATCTTTTACTTCGCCTCTTAAATACTCATAAGTGTTTTCATATAGTCTTGCAAAATAGATACCTCTGGCGTGATCTGTTTTAATTAATGATTTTTCTATACCCATTTTAGAGTAGGTAAACATATATGATCTATTCTTATGATCTCTTTTTAATGGTTGGCCGTTGGCTCTTGTTGCCTCATACCATTCAAAGTATTTTCTAGTATGATTTTTCTTTAACCATTGTTTAATTAATTTTTTAGTTTCTGGTTGTGGTTCATATGATACTGATCCCATAGTAAAACCCATACGTTTCCAGTATTTTAAACCATCATATTGACTTAATGTATTTGCTTTTGCTTTACCATATAAAGATGTTGTGGTAACACCAACTAGTTTGTCACCATACTTTTCTTGCCATATTCTCTGTACGTCATCTGATAAACATAGATATGCTAATAGTTTACCACCTGTGTAACTATAACCTAGTGGTTGTGTTGGTACAATAGAAGAACCAATTGCTGTATGATTAATCATACCACCAAAAGTTTTACTCTGTCTATCCCAGCCAATAGCACTGTCTCTAGGTGTTAAATCCATAAAGTCACCAGATATACAAATGACACCTAGATGTTTACCTGATCTATTGTCATTTACATTAAAGAATAACTGTCTACCAATATTACTATTGTTTTTCATAGTAGATAAGAAAGTTCTTAATGTATTCCAGTTCTCTGATAATTGTTGAGTTCTTACTGCTTTGCCTTTAAAATTTTTAGTACTATCATCTGTAAATTCTAATACAGGTTCTAGTTTATCATAATCTTCAGGTGATTCTGGTATCCAGATATTTTTTCTAACTGATTCTATTTGATGTTTTTGTTCAGGAGATTTAAGTAATCTTTCAGTACCATATAGGGTAGTAGTTTCTGCCGTAGGATATTTTCTATGTACTTCTTGCCACTTTTGAAATAGTGTATACTCTTGTACTGTCATTTTAGACACGTAACCAAGGTCTTTTTCTATGGCTTCTTTAAGTACTCTCTCATCTATATCTTCTAAATTAGATATATCATTTTCGTCTTGAAACTGTTGCCACTTTTTTTCAACGCCTTCTAAATCTTGTTTTGCGTGTATATCAAAGTCGTCTTTTTGTACTGCTGTCATAATATAAAGGTATCATAAAGTATCCTGATTGTCAAGCCTAGACTTTTTCCATCTCCGCCTTGTGTTTTTGATAGGCTTTCATTTGTTTTCCTGCCTTTTTGTATGCTAAATCTAGTTTCATTTTAGATACACCATCTATAAAAGTCTTGCCTAACGTGTGTTCATACTCATGTTGGAATACTCTACTAACAACACCATCAAGGTGGCCTTCTTGTAAGGCACCGTTCTCGTCTTCATACTTAACTACCACTTTTCTAGGTCTAGTTTTTGATATGAATACAAAAGGAAAGGTTAAACAACCCTCTTTCATTACTACTTCTTCCTCACTTTTAGTAACTATAAATGGATTAAAACATGCCATTTTTAAACCTTTTTCTATATGATCGTGAGCACCTAAAACAAACATGTTAAAAGGTAATCCTACTTGATTTGCTGTAAGACCTATACCACCATATTTTAACATTGTTTTAAACATTCTATCTGCTAGTTCTTTTCTATCCTTGAAACCATGTTCTTCTAACATGTCATCTGAAAAAGGTGCTATTGCTGATTGTATTCTAGGGTCTCTTGGTGGTATCAGTTTAAAAGTACCATCATCTACATTATCTTTTGGTGTAATAAAACCTGTCTCTGGTTTTTTATCTGTTTTTTCTGTAGTCTTATCTTTGTAAGATTTAGGACTCTGTTTGTTTGCATTAGCAGAAAGCTTATTCATCTGTACCTTTGGCTTCTTCATTACATTTTTTTGTGTACTTCCCATATTATCTCCTTATGCTGGTTGTAATCTAGTGAAGTTTTTATACTTCTCATACTTGATTATATTTGTAAATTTATCAAACATTATATCGCCTTTATGTGATATGATAAAGATGTTTTCTTTTGTAAGTTGTGTTATTATCTTAAAGAAATCATCTGTACCTTGGCCATCTAAACTGCCGTCAAATATCTCATCTAATATTAATAGATTGGTATTTGTACTGTTTTTCATCTTTGCGATATGTCGCCACGTAAATAATAATGCAAGGTCTATTCTCATTTTTTCACCCTCACTAAAGTTATTATAATTAAAAGTATCTCTAAATCTACTTTTTACTGTCTCATTAAACTCCTCATCTAAATGAAACGATACAAAGAAATCCATGGCCTGTAAATGTTGATTAATTAAGTTGTTCATTATTGGAACATACTTACGTATAATCTGTGCCTTGGCACCTTTGTCATTTAGTATCTCTCTTAATATATCTACGTAATCTTTTTGTTCAACTATTCTATCTCTTTCAACTCTAGTTTCTTCTAACTGTTTATTAAGTTCTTCTAGTTGTGCCTCTACTTCTTTACCATCAACTTGTTTGTTTTCTAACAATCTTATTTCTTCATGTATTCTATTGCTAAACTTGTTTATCTCATCTAAAGAAGTTTCAAATTTAGATATATCAATATTTAGTTCATGTATCTTTTGTGATACTTTATTCATTTCTGATAGTTTTAATTCTGTATTAGTTATCTCATTTAGTATTTCTTTCATACCATCTGATAGAGTTTTTACTTTTTGTTTAGTTGCCTCTATTTTTTTTGCTTTAAATTCTTGATCTATATGTTGTGTACATGTAGGACAGTTATCATTATTCTCAAAAAACTCTAATGTCTTTTGGTGGGTAGATAGATTAGTTTCTATTTTAGCTTCTAGTTTAGATAGTTGGCCTACCTTTGTTTGTACCTTGTCCTTGTTTTCTACGTCTTTTTTCTTATAACCTATTTGTTCGTTTAATTCTTCTATCTTTTTACTATACTCTTTACTATCTTCTTTATTTTTGTTGACCAGCTGTTTCTTACCATCTAGGTCGTTCATATTAAGGTCGGAGATAGCATTGAAGTGATTTAACTCTGTTTCGTACTTGGTTTGTATTAGATCAGCACGGTGTTTCATTTCTATAACCTTTTTAGCCAAGTCTGATTGTTGACTTCTTAATATCAAATCCATAAGTCCAAATACTCTAATGTCTAATATTTCTTCCACAACCTCTCGTCTGTATCTAGGTTTCATTTTCATAAATGGCTCGTATGATGAAGACCCTAATAAAACTACTTGTAAAAAAGACCTATAGTTAAGTCTCATTATATTTTGTTCTAGGTATTTTTGATAGTCTATACTATTGGCGTCTTGATTTAAAAGAACACCATCACAATAGATTTCAAATATATTAGGTTTTATGCCACGTATAATTTTATATTGTTTTTGTCCTACAGTAAATTCTATTTCTACAATACAATCAGCATTGTTTATTGAGTTTACTATCTGGTCTTTTTTTATAATTCTAAATGGTTTGTTAAATAAAACAAAACATAATGCGTCAAGTAAAGTAGATTTACCTGATCCGTTTTGACCTACTATTAAAGTTGTGTGTGATTTATCTAGTTCAACTTCTATAGGTATATTACCTGTAGATAAAAAGTTTTTATACATTATCTTTTTAAACGTTATCACTCACTGGCCTCCGTATATAGTTCTTTTGCAAATTCTTTTAGTTTGTGTTTATCTAAATCAGTATCTACCTGTTCAATATAATTACCTAAAAATGTTAGTGTGTCTTCTCCTTGATCTATAGTATCAACTCTAACTGTTTGTGTTATATCATTTGTATCTTCATTTATAATTAACTCATGTATATTTGTATTGTTATAAAATCTTTCTACTAGATTACCATACATTTCTGGATTAGTTTTTCTATTAACAAATAGTTTTACAAAACAATTTTCATAAGAAGATAAATCTAAATTGTCATAGTTTTCTTTAGTATCGTCATATGATAATTTTTTAAATATAGGTAAAGGGTTCTCTATTCGTTCTAGTTCTCTGGTATCTGTATCAAATATATGAAAACCTTTAGGGCAGTTATAGTCTGACCACATAATTTGATATTGTGTACCTAGATAAAAGATATGTCCGTCATCTGATTTCTTATGAAAGTGACCAGAGAATACTTTTTCAAATCTTCTAAAATTTTGTTTCTCTAGACCATGTTCGTTCATAACTCCTTTATGCATTTCAAAACCTTTTACTTCTAAATGACCAAAGGCAATTTGTGACGTAGAGTGATCTAGTTTATGTAGAGTATCTTCCATGTTATCTTCACATATCCATGGTATTAATAATACATCAAGACCATCTAAAGTTATTTCGGTGGCTTTAGTGTATATCTTAACTTCGTTACCTACATTAAGATTTTCTAAAGCATTAACTTCATTTGTATTCTTGTAATATGTATCGTGATTACCTAGTATAACGTGAGTTTCTATATCTAATTCTTTTAATCTATCCCAAAATACTTTTTTAAAGTTGTGGGCTGTATTATGATTAATAAATTTTCGTCTATCAACTACGTCACCTAAATGTACTAAACATTTAATATTATTCTTGATAAGATAAGGAAAAAACTGTTCCTCATAAAACTTATTCTGATAATTTATAAAGTGTGGAGAATCATTACGGCAACCAAAGTGTGTATCATTTAGTAGGGCTATCTTCATAATTTTCAAAAAAATAATCTAAACTATTCTTACTTGTCCTTTTCTTACGTTTCTTTTTACTATTTTTAATTTCTTCAGCAATCTTTTCTTGTGCGTCCATTGGTAGATTTTTCTGTAGATATTCAGTCATTTGATTCTTAAACTCTCTATCTTCACCTGGTTGCAAAGCAAAGTCATCTAAATTAGACTTGCTGATTAATTTGTGTTTAATAGTCACTTGCTTTTTCTCTTTTTGTATTCTACGTATAAACGCATAATAGATTATTTGAGTGAAGTAAGCAAACGGATTATTTGATTTTTTACCATCAAAGTTGTCAAGGTATTGTAGACAGTTTTCTATACCATCTGATATCATGTCATCTTTAAAAGTATAATTTATAAAATTAGGTCTGTATGACAAATGATTAGCAATCTTTAAAAAACATGATCCAAGGTAGTTTCCTACTGGTGGTTTATCTTGTTTTAATCTCTTTGCTCTTCGTACAGATTTTCTGTACTTAATCATTGCCTCTAAAAACTCTTTGTTATTAACATAGTGTTCTTTTTTTGTTTTACTCATATTCTTAATATAACACCTTTCAGTTTAAATGTCAATGTTTTAAGCATTTTGGAGCGGGTGATCGGGGTCGGACCGACGGCCTTCTCGTTGGCAACGAGACGCTCTACCACTGAGCTACACCCGCTTAAAAAAATTTCGGTTTGTGCCGAAATCAGCATTGACTTTTTGATAATTTTATGTATAATGAACGGTGTAGCCGTTTGGGGAGAAGCTCCAGGTACTGGTCTCCTCTAATGTAAAGTTCCTTCATCATCGTCATCATATATTGAATCATCAAAGATTCTATTAATTTCTTTATTCTCTGTAGTGGTAAATTTAACTTGCGACTTTTTCATATCTTTGTCCGCCAGAGGAATATCTTCGTATGTATCAACAACACCAAGATAACTTTTACTCATACTATCATTAGCACTTGTAATTGTCATTATCTTATCTTTTGGTATAGTAATTTGTTCATCGTTAGTATAGGCCGTCCAACGAATCAATGCAATATAATCCTTAAAACCTTGCACTGTTATTTGTGGTACGTATTTTATTTGTAACGGCTTTTCTATATTGATTGTTTTGTTTGCAGGATCTAATTGTCTTTTAGTAAAGTCAACCACGCAAACGATATCGTCTCCGTTCACCAACTTAATAATTTTAATGTTATTTTCTGTCTTTTGGTGCATATGATTATTTATCCTTTTTTAGCTCTGCCAATACACAATGAGTACCACCAGTTTTTGTTATTATATCATAAGTTAATAATGAAGTTTCTTTAAAAACTTTCATATTATACCAACCTTTATTTTTTCCAGGATATTTTTCTTCGTTAGGTAAATAATCATGGAAAACAATTTTAAAATTATCCGTAGTTCTTTTTAATATTTCTTCACAATCATAAACGCCGATTGATCCATCAACGAATACAAAATCAAAATCAAAATGACTATACTCTTTCCAATAATCGGTACTCTTACAATGAAATCTGTTTATTGAATCTTCTATACCAACATACTCAAATATATTATCTTTATCAATAGTATATACCTCTGCTCTATTGGCTATTAAAGCAGTTGTACTTTTACCTGTGCCGGTACCTATTTCTAATACCTTTTTAGCATAACGACTTTCTTTTAACAAAAATCTAAAATCTTCATCTGATATCATTTCAAATCTATATTGTGTATTTCATAATTAAAATCTTCACCACTGTAAATATTTATCCGTTCACGAAAATGTGCCAACGTATAATTTTCTTTGTCTTTATAACTTATATCATCTGCTATATCATATAAAGTCGCAGCTGAATCATTGTCCTTTAATCTTAAACCTCTACCAATACTTTGTAAATTTCTTATACGAGATTTAGAAGGACTAGCAAAAATAATGTTATGCAAATTCCGTATATTAATTCCGGTTGAAAAAGTGCCGTAACTAGCAACAATAATGGCGTTGTCACTTTTCTCCGTAATTTCTCTAATCTTTTCTCTATCATCTGTTTCTACTCCTCCATGTACATAGAATACATTTTTATCCTCTGCCTTTTCTTTTATCATTTTTACAAGTTCATCACCATGTTTTTCAACATATTGAAATAAACATAAAGTATTTCCTTGTAAACTAGAGGCCAAGTTTCTAATGTATTTGTTTCTTTTTTCGTTTCTTACCAAGTAATCCATTTCGTCTTGATAATTTTTATCTTTCATCATATGCCTTACTTCTTTGTCATGTTGTAATACTAAACATATGATTTTTAATTCGGCTAATTGTTTGTTTTCTTGTAATTCACTTGTAGATATAACCTTATTAACAACGCCAAATAATCCTTCTAATACTAGTTTATGTGTTTTTGTACCATCTAAAGTACCTGTAAGACCTATTCTATACTTACATTTTTCTAGTTTAGTCATTATTTTTGTGAGTGAAACTGCCTTAAATAAGTGTGCTTCGTCACCTATGACCATACCAAACTGTTTAAACCATACTTTTGGTTGATTGTATATTGATTGCCATGTAGATATAACAACGTTTTTATTAGTATCTTTATCGTGTCCTTGATATATCTTATGTACGTTTTTCATGTTCCAACCATAATCACCAAAGTCTTTTGTTAATTGTTCTACTAATGATGTGGTTGGTACTATAATTAAGATTTTCTTGTTTTGTTCTTTTAGTCTTAACATGTTAAATCTTACTAATAGATATACTATAAGTGATTTACCAGAGGCTGTTGGAGATAATAACAAACATCTATTTTTTTTAGTTGCATGTATAAATGCCTCTTTTTGATAGTCTCTTATTTCCATAGGTACTTTAAGAGCTTTTGTAAATGCCTCTACTAATTTTAAATCAACTTTAGTATCAACTGTTTTAGTACCATCTACTACTTGTATCTTATTATCTTCACACCATTTAAGTATATAAGGATACAAACCGGCATATATTTGACCAGTTGCATAAGAAAATAATCTTATTTTTCCGTCCCATACTCTGTTTCTATATGCAGGAACAAACTTATAACCTGGTACTTCAAAACAAAAATACTCTGATAACTCTCTACGTATAGAGGCGTCAGCGTCTACTTTTAAATAGACATCGTTTACTTTGTCAATTATGATGTATCTTATATCTGGCATTACACGAAAGGAGGACCGACAATCCAACCTACTAAAACCTTTCTTATTCCTTTGGTCACCGGATGTACCTTATGCCAACTAAATGAGGGAAAAGATATCAATGTACCTGTTGTAAACTTATCTTTAAACTTTATATTTTGATTAACTCCTTTAGGATTTAAACTTGCAATCTCAAATTCTCCTCCTTCATAATCTTCATTTAAACATAAAGTAAAACTTATCTTTCTAATAAAACCATTAGGGTAAGGCTTAGTATGTGAATCTATGTGCCAATCATAGTGGTCTCCTTGTTCGTATATTGTATACTGAAAAGGTTCAAATTCTTTTAAATCAAAGTTCCATTCTGCTTTTACATTATGATTAAAAATTACATCTTCTATAGATTTATATAACTCATCATTTTCTTTAATCCAGGCAACCTTGGAACTTCTATTATTATTGTTGCCGTCTTGTATAGCTGCTTGTTGTATTCTTAACTTCTCTGAATTTTCTATTACTCTCTGACACCAATCTTCAGGAAATGTAGATACGGAAATACAATTGTTATTAGTTAAATACACTATACTGCTCCACTAGTAAATCTTTTCCAGTCTATTGCATTCTTAATAGTAAACGTTCTATTAGTTATTTGTCTTAACGTTCTATCTAAAAAGTCAACAACCGTCTCTAAATATTTTACTTTTTGATTTAACTTTTGTACTTCAGGATCGGAATCAATATATTGTGGTACATCTACCTTTAATAGTTTAAAATTAAAAGGTTTATCTACGTATACTTGTTGATCGGCTTTGCCTGTATAGTATTCCCATTTTACTCTTTTAACAATTCTGTACTCATCTTCAGCACGTGTTAATAGTAATTTAAATTTTGTTAAGTATTTTAAATACTTGTTATGTATTTGAGGTGTTTTTAAAGATTCTAAATCTAACTCAATATCGTTAATATTTAAATCTTTATCTGCTTCTGTTTGTAGTTGTTCTAGGTCCATTATATCTCCACTTTTCTTTCATTTTGTTACTAGTCTTATTTATTAAGATGTTGTAACTGTTGTCCGACTTGCGCCTTTAGTAGCAAAATCGTATATCTTATAATCAAATGTAACAGTTGCTGTAAGATAATCAACATCTGTTGCTTGTTGGTTGTAAGAGAGGCCAGTTAGAGAAATAGGAAATACGTCTCTAAATCTAACTTCTATTACGGAA